TCTATAGACTTAGGTGCTGCGTAAACAATGTAAACAATAAAGTAGTCATACTTTCGTATAGTTATAATATTAGTTTTTATATAGAATAGAAAGAGGATATTTACCCCTATTATATGTTTTGAGAGTATTGTTTCTTTGTTTACGCGCCCAGACTAGGGTTGTTAGGCTCAATAAAACCAATCACTTACGGCGTAAACAATAAAGAACGTTTTATTGTTTCTTTGTTTACGATAAAAATATTTTCACTTTTTTATAAAATAAATTTTTATTTGTCATTTTAGCTTAGTAGATTACTCTTGTAATCAAAAACAAACACACGGTGATCAAAATGACAATTATAATTACACTTAAAGACAAACAACAAGTTCCTTTCTTAAACGTTCCTTTTTACGAGACTACAATGGAGAATATTTTCATTGTGTACGGAGAAAATGGAAAGCGTCACTCAGCTACCTATAGTTTTAACAATATCCACTCTGTTGAAATTTTAAACTAAAATTTAAAAGAGAGGGGATTTTCCCCTCTCAAAAATAAAGGTGATCAAAATGAAAACTTATCTACTTAATAATTCTGACAAGCAATCTCTCTTAAGTTTTAAAAGTGCTTTTGAAGGCTACAATTTAGCTAAAGAGAAAGGTGATGTTACTTTTATCAATCATGCGCATAATTGGCTACAAAGTATATGGTATGATGTTGGTACGGCTTTAAGAAAGTCCGGTTTTGATATTGCTAATAGAGAAAAGAGCCATAACAATCAAGCTATTTACAATCATATTTGTGCTTTAAACCTATTAAAATGACCGAGCAAGAAAAAACCCGGATGGTAAAGGAGGCTGTAGACTTCTTATTTGAAGTCTACGATTGCCTACCTGCTAAAATCGCGGATATAACGGTCGACGATATTTGGTGGAAAGACAATAGTCGGAGCTGGTTTTGTGCCAAGCCGAGGCAAGACAAATATCATATTGTTATTGGTGCTCCTCGCGAGTATTGGATTACTTATCGTCGCAAGACAATTGGATTGTGGGCGTCTGACATTCCTTGCGCATTTTACGAGTCTACGGTTTTGATTCTAGTACATGAGTTGACTCACTATGTTCAATTTTTTCGTCCTAAAGACACCCGAGTCATGGGTGAAGTAGAAACTACTCGCAATGAGATTGAGTTCGCGAGAACGCGATTATGGCACCTCTATGATCAATTGATACCGACTAATGATTAAATCCAAATAATATGAATGACTTTGAATACTTGCATGACAAAAATAAAATTGACTGGCGCAGGCGCGGAACCGCGAAGTTTAAAGAGAAATTAAAGAAGGAACCGGTTGATCGGTTGCCTGATATGCAGTGCATCGTGATTAGTGTCACTTTCGCAGAACTGGATTTTCTATTTGAAAAAATAAATGTAAACTAATATGCCAAAATTAAAATACCCGAAAGGGCCGACCGTAAAAGAATTAATTGAACACTTGAAGCAGTTTCCTGACGATCTGATTGTAGGCTATGAAGGCCATTTTGGTGAAGTATCCACTTTAGATTTGTCTGACATATACCACCGTCGAAATGAGAGCGGCTACCCATATATTGTTCCAGAGGGTCACCTTTGGCGATCAAATAAACGCAAGCCGATTGATCTGCTGAAACTACCGACAAAAGACTTTGGGCCTGACCCAGACTAATTGGTTTGATCACCAACAATTCATGTAGCCGGCTTTGATCGGTCGGCTATTTCTACTTTTAAAACTAAACAATACTACTATGGAAAACATACCTTGTAAATTATGCGGCAACGAAACACCCTTCAAAGGGACAAAGTTATGCAACTCTTGCTGGGAATTAAATCGCCGGATTGAAGCCGATCCGAAAGTAGCTAGAACAATACTTTGGAGAGTAGAACCAAAGGACCCAGATGAGCTTAGTGGCGCGGAGAAGTTTCTTAGAGAATTTGCTCGACATCGACTTTATGAAATTCGAGCTAACGGAGTGCTTGCCTACAAAGTTCAAAAGTTTAAGCAAACCGGTTTGGATGCGGATATTCTTGATGAGGCGATTTTCAATAATTTTCTCGGTATGAAAGTCCAAGAAATTTACTTCTCAATGACCGGTAAGAAGACCGAGCTAACACGGGGCAATGACGTTTATCACCAGGACGATGTATTTAGAAAAGTGATTGAAAGCTTGATCGCTGAGGAGGCCTATAATTTTGAAGATTTTTTTGGTGAAATAAATTCATGAAAAAAATTAAAAATTATTTTTTTTATTGTTCATTAAAAATATTACATTGTAAAAAATTGTTTAATCATTTAACAGTCCGCTCCATGCAGAAAATAAATTTATCTGGCATTATAGCGCAGCAAAAACTTTCTGAAAAAGATATTGCTAAGCAACTATTCCCAACCAACAAATATCCCAAACTCGCTCTCTCCAGGGTCTTGCGAAATGAGGCAACACTTGATGCTGATCAGATAAGCCGGTTGGCTGCGCTTTTAAACTGTACAATCTCCGAGTTATATTCAGGTGAAAAGTGGAAATCTAAAGTACAGAAAAATCTCCACATTTTTACTAATGGCGAGTACCGTGCGGAGCTGGACACAGAAACCTGGCAAACAAAAATTTTCCACAATAACTCTCTTTTTCATGAGTCGGTAATACACACCGAGGCGATCGCCTTGGGTACCTATCTAAATGAATTAGACTTAATCATAATAAACCATAAAGAAGATGGCGAAAATACAAATAACGATTGACACAGAAAACCAAGATGAATTTGTCGCTTTTCAGCGATTTTTAGCAGACTTATCTGGTAATATAGAAGTTGCTGGAAAGGCTCCTAAGAAAGTAGCTAAAAAAGCTAAAGCAGCCAAGGAATCCAAAGAAGCTGAAGCTGAAGCTGAGGAGAGTTCAGAATATAGTATTGAGGAGGTTCGCGTACAATTGGCTAAACATGTCAATGACCACAGAGACGCGATCAAGAAAAAACTCACCGCCCTTGGCGCGAAAAATGTAACGTCTCTCGAGGATGCTAAATATCCAGAATTTATGGAATTCTTGGAAAAACTTGATAAATGAGTCAAGTCGATCACGGAAAACGAAAACACGCACTGCTCTCTGCGTCCGGCGCTTCGCGTTGGATGGCTTGTACACCCTCTGCCAGGCTTGAGGAGGACTTCCCAGAGCAGGAATCATCGGTTTATGCTCGCGAGGGGACGCTCGCACATGAGTTTGGAGATATTGAGCTCCGCCTGTTAAATAGTGAGATCACCAAAGCCGCTTATAAAAAGCAGAAAAAGAAGCTTGAGAAACATGAGCTTTTCTCGGAGGAAATGCCAGACGAGGTCCAGAAATATGTGGACTATGTGTGGGCCCAGTTTACCGAGGCAAAGCGAAAAGACAAGCATGCTATTTTGCTTATTGAGCAAAAGCTCGATCTCTCGGCTTTCATTGAAGAGGGCTTCGGCACTGGCGATGCTACGATTATCTCTAACGGCACGATGGAGGTCGCTGATCTCAAGTATGGCAAAGGAGTTCCAGTGTTTGCAGAGGACAATCCACAACTCAAGCTTTACGGTTTGGGCGCACTCCAAGAGCACGACTTGTCCTATGACATTCACACTGTGAAGCTGACTGTTATACAGCCTCGATTGAACTCCATATCCTCGTGGGAAATCGATGCGATTGATCTGCGAAACTGGGGCGAGAATGATGTTCGCAAAAAAGCCGCTGTAGCTTATGAAGGTGGCGGAGAACTGGTACCTGGCGAGCACTGCAAATGGTGTAAAGCTAAGAACCGGTGCCCGGCGATCGCTGAGTTCCACATGGGTCTGGCGAAACACGATTTTGCTGAGCCAGCGCTTTTAAGCGATAAAGACCTCATAAAGATCTATGAGCAGACACCACAGCTCATTGATTGGGCGAATTCGATTGCCTCATATATGTTAGAAGAGGCGTTGAACGGGCGCGAATGGAAAGGCTATAAACTCGTTGAAGGACGAAGTAACCGTAAATGGGTTGACGAAGATGGTGCAATAAAAATTCTTAAAAAAGAAGGTCACCCAGAAGAAAAAATTGTAAACGTAAAAATCAAAGGAATCGGAGACATCGAGAAGTTAGTAAAGAAAAAGAATTTCCCGGTTCTGCTTGGCGATTGCGTCGACAAACCGCAAGGAAAACCCTCGCTTGTGCCTGAGTCGGATAACCGACCTGCTCTGGGCGTCGAACAAGCTGCAGAAGACTTTACACAATAAATACAACATCTAAAATAAATACAACTATGGCAGAATCAAACACTAAAGTAATCACTGGTAAAGTTCGTTTTAGCTATGCGCATGTTTTCGTGCCGCAAGCTGTAAATGAAGGCGACGAGCCGAAGTATAGCGTGTCGCTGGTTATCCCGAAAAAGGATAAGAAAACCATCGCAAAAATCAAAGCTGCTGTTGCAGCTGCTCTTGAGACCGGCAAAGCAAAGTTCAATGGGAGTATCCCGAAGAATTACAAAGACCCGCTTCGAGACGGCGACGTCGAGCGCCCTGACGATGACAATTACAAAAATTCTATGTTTGTCAACGCAAACTCTACTCGTCAGCCTGGCGTAGTGGACGCAAATCTAGAGCCTATCATTGATAAAGCGGAGTTCTATAGCGGTTGTTATGGCCGCGCGTCTGTGAACTTTTATGCTTTCAACACCAAAGGCAATAAAGGCGTCGCTTGCGGGCTCTCAAACCTGCAGAAACTCGAAGACGGTGAGAGCTTAGTCGGCGGGTCAACCCCAGATGAGGACTTCGGCGAAGACTTCGACGATTCAGATGATTTGATGTAGAATAAATCGTCTAAAAAGCAGTAAATTGAATAGGCGGTAGAACTTATCTAACCGCCTATTTTTTCCAAAAGTGAATCGCCAGAAAAACGTTCTCTAATGACAGACAAATTACATATCGATATTGAGACATTTAGCTCTGTGGACATCAAAAAATCCGGCGCATATAAATACTGCGAGGCCCCGGACTTTGAGATTATGCTTTTTGCATGGGCGTTTAATGATGAGCCGGTCGTAGTCACTGACTTAATACAAGGTGAGACGCTGCCTAAACGTGTAACCGATGCGATAGCAAATAAAAAAATTATAAAATGCGCTCACAACGCCACGTTTGAGCGTACAGCGCTCCGAGCCGTCGGCTATGATACACCGGTCTCGGTATGGGAGTGCTCAATGGTCAAAGCCGCGTATTGTGGCCTGCCATTATCTCTTGATAAAATCTCTGACGCGCTAGAGCTCGGAGATAAAAGTAAGCTCTCTGGCGGTAAGGCGCTTATTAAATATTTCTGTAACCCAAGAAAACCAACTAAATCAAATCCGAACGCGCGCATATTTCCCTCAGATGACCCAGAAAAGTGGCAGGCCTTTATATCATATTGCCACAATGACGTGGTGGCAGAGCGCGCGGTTGTGGAACATTTAGAGCCATACGAGCTACCTGATCAAGAGCAAGAAATGTATATTGTCGACCAAATGATCAATGACAGAGGTATTCGCATCGATACACAGATGGCTCAGAGCGCAATTGAGATGGACAACAAGGCCTCTGGTAAGATATTAAATAAGATGGCCGATATTACCAATTTAGAAAATCCTAACAGCACCAAGCAGCTCAAAGAGTGGTTGAGCGATGCCATGAAAAAAGACATAACATCACTGGCTAAAGCTGAAATACCTAAACTCTTAGAAGAGACTGACTCGGGTGCTGTTAGGTCTGTTTTAAAGCTGCGGATAAAAGCTGCTAAAACCTCGACCCGGAAATATACTGCCATGATGAATTGCTTGTGCGACGACGGGCGAGCGCACGGGCTGTTTCAATTCTATGGAGCTAATCGCACTGGCCGCTGGGCTGGCCGGTTAATCCAGCTGCAGAATCTGCCTCAAAATCATATTGCGAATCTGCAGCTCGCGCGAGACATTGTCAAGAGCGGGGACATTGATTTGCTAGGTCTTCTCTATGACAATATCCCGAGCGTGTTGTCGCAACTTATCCGGACCGCCTTTGTCGCTAACGATGGGCATACATTTGCCGTAGCGGATTTTAGCTCTATTGAGGCCCGAGTGATTGCTTGGCTGGCGGATGAACAGTGGCGTCTTGAGGTGTTTCGAACCCATGGAAAAATTTATGAAGCATCCGCCTCTATGATGTTTGGCGTTCCTATAGAAGAAATCATTAAAGGCTCTGACCTACGCTCAAAAGGAAAAGTTGCTGAGCTGGCGCTGGGTTTTGGTGGCTCTATTGGAGCGCTCAAACGAATGAGCGGCGACGCTTATCTATCTGAGAGTGATATGGTTTCTATCGTAAAGATTTGGAGAAATACTAATCAATCGATCGTAAAAATGTGGTATGAAATCGATAAGCATGCAAAGGCCGCGCTGAAGACTGGCCGTAAGATAGTTTGCCCATATAAAAATATCGTTTTTGATTATGATGGTTTGGTGCTAACGATTACGCTGCCCTCGGGCAGGAAACTTTTTTATTACCAGCCGTCATTTGGTGTTAATAGATTTGGAAAAGAAAGCCTGTGTTATAAAGGCATGGATCAGGTCACGAAGCATTGGACGAATGTTGACACATACGGCGGAAAGTTGGTAGAGAACATTGTCCAGGCTATCGCACGCGATTTGCTCGCACAAGCAATGCTCAAGCTCAATAAACAAGATTTTAAAATCGTCATGCATGTGCATGACGAAGTGGTCTGTGAGGTACCAGAGGAGAACTCCGCCCACTCGCTTTTGAAGGTGTGTGTAGTTATGTCTGAAAACGTAGACTGGGCCAAGGGGTTACCACTCGGAGCAGACGGGTACTTAACACCATTTTATAAGAAAGATTAGCCTAATTAAATATATCAATATGCAATACGATGATTTACTCGACATAGCACTGGGGATGAGTGCCAGCTCACGTATTTGGAAAAATGAACGGTGGAAGTGGTCCACTCTGGTTAAAAAACTTACCACCGAGCATAAGACCTACGAGACCTATAGTCAATATATAAAAGCGACCAAAGACGAGCAGTCTAAAATAAAAGATGTGGGCGGCTATGTTGGAGGCTACTTACGCGCAGGGCGGCGTAAACCAGAGCATGTGGTGCACCGTCAGATTCTCACACTTGATATTGATTTTGCTCACGTGAATTTCTGGGATGACTTTTGCCTCCAGTTTGAAAATTCAGGGGTGATTCATGCGACGCACAAATACTCTCCAGAGAGCCCGCGTTTCCGGTTAATTATGCCACTAAACCGCGAAGTTACTCCAGATGAATACGTAGCGATCGCGCGGTACGTTGCCGGCATCCTCGGAATCGAACTCTTCGACAACACCACGTTTGAAACTAATCGGTTGATGTTCTGGCCAAGCAACCCAAAAGATGTAGACTATTACTGCGAGTCGCAAGACGGCCCGTGGCTGGACGCAGATAAAGTGCTTGGCTCATATGTAGACTGGACTGATTCGAGCCTCTGGCCGACAGCTGAGCGAACGCTAAAAAACGTCAAAGACGCTACTGCTAAGCAAGCAGATCCAGATGCGAAAAAGGGTGTTGTCGGCGCTTTTTGCCGAGCATACACGATCGAGCAGACGATTGAGAAATTTCTTAGTGACGTATACACGCCTGCTAGTGACGGCAGATATACTTATCAGTCTGGCACGACATCGGCCGGGCTCATGATTTATGAAGACCGTTTTGCCTACTCTCACCACGGCACAGACCCATGTAGCGGCCGATTATGTAACGCTTTCGACCTGGTAAGAATTCATAAATTCGGCCATCTTGATAAAATCTCTGAGCATGGAAACTCAGGCTCTAAAAGCTATAAAGCAATGGAAGAGTTTGCGCGCGGTGACGTAGAGACTAAAAAACTGATCGCGGCCGAGAAGTTTGCTGACTCGAAATATGACTTCGCAGAGGAGTTAACCCCAGAGATGGAGAATATTATTGAAGAGGCGACCGAATGGGCGTCAGAGCTTGAAGTGGATACGCGCGGGCGGTACCTCTCAAGTGCTACGAATCTTAATATTATTTTTGCTAACGACATCCACTTGAAAGGGCTTTTCCGGCAGAATGATTTTGACGGCAAACGATATGCTTTTTCTAGCCTTCCGTGGCGTACAATCAGTGAGCCTGAGCCGATGAAAAATGTAGACTACTCTGGCGTACGAAACTACATTGAGACGATCTATGGAATCTCTGGCAATTTGAAAATAGATGACGCTCTGGCTCTTGAATTCGAGAGGTATTCATTTCACCCTATCCGAGAGTACTTAAGCGATCTGGAGTGGGATTCGGAGCCCAGGGTGGATAATATGCTGCTTGATTACTTCGGAGCAGAAGATACTATCTTTGTAAGAGAGGCTATTCGAAAAACAATGGTAGGCGCGGTTGCCCGGATCTTCGAACCAGGTATCAAGTTTGATTTGGTTCTCACCTTAGTCGGGGCACAAGGTACAGGTAAAAGCACGCTGATCGCCAAGCTCGGCCGAGGCTGGTCATCAGACACCTTTATGACTGTCCACGGAAAGGAAGCATTTGAGCAGCTCCAGGGCGCATGGCTTGTGGAGATGGCTGAGCTCGCTGGATTGAGAAAAGCGGAAGTTGAATCGATTAAACATTTTATCTCTAAGCAAGAAGATATGTTCCGACCCGCGTATGCGAGAGCGTCTGAGACATACCCGCGTCAGTGCGTGTTTTTTGGCACCACGAACAACAAAGACTTTCTGAGAGACCCGTCAGGAAACCGGCGGTTTATACCGGTTGGCATTAACCCAAAGACGGCTAAGAAATCGGTTTTCTCAAAAGAATTTGACGAGACCATCGACCAGTTTTGGGCGGAAGCTGTACACCTGTTTAAACAAGGCGAGAAGCTATACATGAGCAAAGAAGCTGAAAAGCTCGCGTATGTCGAGCAGTCGAAACATAGCGAGGTCGATGAGCGCAAAGGTCTGGTCATCGAATACCTTGAAACGTTGCTACCTGAGGACTGGGATGAGCTTGATATTTTCGCTCGCCGGACGTTCTTAAACGACCCACTCTCTGGCAAAGGAAAAGTAGAACGTGACTACGTCTGCGTCGCTGAAATTTGGTGTGAGTGCCTCAGTAAAGCAAAAGAGGATATGAGCCGCTATAACACCAGAGATCTTAATGACATTCTGCGAGGCCTTGATGGTTGGGAGGAGTCAAAATCTACTAAGAATTTTTCACTTTACGGTAAGCAAAAATACTATGCTAAAACACTCGATTGATAGCGAAAAAGATATTGACCGTTTACTTAGAAAATCAGTAAAAGCTCTTGGCGGTATATCGATAAAACTCGTGACTACTCACATTGCTGGTCTGCCAGACCGGATGTGCTTATTACCTGGCGCGCAACTATTTTTTGCTGAAATCAAGACAACTGGCAAAAAAAGACGTAAAATACAAGTTTATATATGTAGCAAGATCGAACGTCTTGGCTTTAGAGTTGAGGTAATTGACACGATCGATCAAGTTCATGAGATTCTAACGCAATATATAGAATGTTAACACAAAAAGATTTACACCTCTACCAGTGGCGCGCTGCTGACCATATTCTTGACAATACCCACTGTGGATTGTTTCTGGATATGGGGCTTGGGAAAACAGTATCCACGCTAACTGCCATTAATATATTAATGTATGAGGAGCTCGAGGTCGGGAGTGTGCTTGTTATCGCACCCAATCGAGTTGCTGAGAGCGTATGGACCGCCGAGATCGAGAAGTGGAAACACCTGAGTCACTTGAAAATTGTCCGCGTGATCGGCACACAGCGAGACCGACTAGGCGCTTTAAAACAAAAAGCTGATATCCATGTAATAGGCAGAGACAACGTGGCGTGGCTTTGCGGCCAATACGGTGGCTCAGCTTTACCTTGGGATATGTTAGTTATCGATGAGTTCAGCAGTTTCAAATCTCCGAAATCGCTACGTTTCAAAACCCTGAGAAAGACTCAGCCGTCGTTTGATCGAATCGTAGGCTTAACAGGCACGCCGGCCCCAAATGGGTTGATTGATCTTTGGAGCCAGATCTGGCTACTTGACCGCGGCAAACGACTCGGACAAACACTTACTGAATACCGAAATAATTACTTTAAACCAGGCGCGAGAAACGGCGCCATCGTTTACAAGTATAAACCGCTCAAAGACAGTGAGTCTGAGATTCACGAAAAGCTCAAAGACATTTGTATTAGTATGAAGGCTGAGGATTATCTCGAATCTCCGGGCGTCCAACATAACCCGGTCGAGCTTTATTTTTCTGAGAAGCAACGTAAAGCTTATGAGCAATTTGAAGAGCATCAAGTGCTTGAGCTTTTCGGAGAACTTGAAGACGACCCTGAGGGTGTGATCTCTGCTGTCAACGCCGCCGCGTTATCAAATAAACTGCTCCAATTCGCTAACGGAGCAGTCTACGATGAAGACCGCAATGTTCATGAAATTCACAAGGTAAAACTTGACGCCGCTGAGGAGATTGTTGAAAGCGCTAACGGGCACCCAATGTTGATCGCCTATGCTTATCGCCATGATTTATACCGGCTCCAGGAAAAGCTTAAAAAGTATAAGCCGAAAACACTGAAGACCGACCAAGACATTCAGGATTGGAACGCCGGCAAGATCGATGTTCTTTTGATGCACCCAGCCTCTGGAGGGCATGGGCTGAACCTTCAAGACGGCGGAAATATTCTCGTCTGGTTTGGACGCAATTGGAGCCTTGAACTCTACGAGCAGCTCAATAAACGCCTTGACCGACAAGGACAGAAAAACAAAGTGATCATCCATCATCTGATCATGAAAGGAACGATCGATGAGGACGTTATTGCCTCGCTAAAAAATAAATCCAACACGCAGAACGATCTGATGCGAGCTGTGAAAGCTAAAATTGAAAAATATGTCAAAGCACGACGCTAAATACCTACAAATGGCCCTGCTCTGGAGTCAGGCCTCATATGCTGAGCGCCTTAAAGTCGGCGCGATCATTGTCAAGGACAATCAGATTGTCTCTGACGGTTACAATGGCATGCCAGAGGGCTTCGAAAACATCTGCGAGTATGTAGACCAAGGCCAGACGCTTTCAAGGCCAGAGGTGTTACACGCAGAGGCGAATGCTATAATGAAACTTGCGCGCTCAACGATGTCCAGTGTCGGCGCAACGTTGTTCTGCTCGCACTCACCGTGTTTTGAGTGTGCGAAATTAATCATACAAGCAAAGATTAAAAGAGTGGTATACCGTTTTGAGTATAGAAACTCTGATGGTTTAGAACTACTTAAAAAAGCAAACATTGAAACTTTACAACTTGAGTTATGAATATTCTAAAAGAAGCAGATAAAATTGTCAACGAACGCTCAGAGGAGAAAGACCGAGAATACGGGCCTTTCTCTGTGAGCATGGAGCGCATGTGCGAATTATTTAACGTCATGACGGCAAATAAATATAATTGTACACCAGAAGATATGTATATTGCGATGATTGCGCTGAAACTATCTCGTGAGTCACACAAGCATAAACGAGATAACCTTCTTGACACAGTGGCATATATTGGCGCGCTTGATAACTACATAAACGAGAAAGACAAATAAAGTTTTTTTCACTCTTTTTTAAAAATATTTTTTAGTTATTAATTTTTTACGTAGATTACTTGCTGATACTAATATCAAATAACAAACACATAACAAACTGAGACAACAAAATGAAAGCTAAATTTGTAACTTCGGAAAACAAAAGTGAAATAAGATTAGTAAACAAAGATGAAACTGTTTAC